TGATGATGTAATTTATGCACAGGATTTTTATGGTGATACAGCAGACGACGTTATCACAAAAATAACAAAGGGAGAAAAATTTCCATTTGCCGGTGGCGGTGTTGCAGGTATGTTGGGTGAAAGACAAAATTACGATAATGGTGGCGATGTTTACTTACCACCTATAAAAGATGTAGAAATGGGTCTTAGATTTAAACCTGATAATGATTTTCCTATAGGTTATCTTAATGAAGATATCTTAAAACAAATTATTAAAAATCCTAAACAAGGATTGGAAGATTTACAATTAAGTATTTTGAAAAAAAATTACGATGATAAATCTAAGTTAGAGTTTATGCTTGGAAAAGATAATGCAGGAATTAGATTTTCTAAAAGATTTGCAGAAGGTGGACCAGCAAGACAAAACTTTAAACTAGGCCGTCGTGCATTTTTAAAAATGTTAGCAAGCACAGGTGCAGGGATCGCGGGCCTTAAAACAGGGATCACGGGACTAGGTGGTAAGAAAGTTGCAACTGAGGTTGCAAAAGATGTTGCAACAACAAGCAGTGGAACAGTGCCACCATACTTTTTTAATTTAGTTAAGAAGATAAAAAATTTAGGTGATGAAGCAGCTCCTTCACAAGATAAAGCTGTAGCTTATAAATACAAAACAAAAGATGGTGGTGAGTATAATTTAGAAGAAGATTTTGCCGGTAACATTGAAATTAAAAAAACAAGTGGTGATGAGTATTATCCTGAAGATGTTTACATGTCTTACAAAGTAGATGACGTTCCAACAAAAAAAGGTGGTTCTAAAAAAGTAGAAGAGTATGAAGAATTTACTGCTAAACCAGATATGGATGGTAAGATGAAAGATGTTGAAGGCGGTGTACCAGATTCTGTTGTCAAAGAAGGCACTATGTTTGAAGATGACATAACAGATTTTGCAACTAAAAAAGTTAGAACTAAAAAAGAAGGTGGCGGTGTTGCTTACATGTTAGGTCAATAATGGACGTACTACAATTTATAAGACAGATGCAAGAGATGTATGGTGACGAGCTTATAAAACCTGCTAGTGAATTACCAAGACCACAACAAGCGTTAGATAGAGAAATGTTTGAAACTGCTTTTAAGGATAAAAAAGCTGATGGTGGTCGTATTGGATTTAGAGATGGTTTATCAGCTGAAGTCATTAAAGATAAACTTCCAACTTATTTTAAACCTAGTTACACAGGTAATTTAGGTGATGCAAACACAATTAAAAAAGTTCTTAACCTTTATACAAAAAATAAAATGGGTTCAATATTAATTGAAAGAGAACTTGCAGAACAAGGAATAAAAGTTAGTAGTGCTGCTATTCGTAGATTAGTAAATTTAGCTGAAAATGAAAATTTAATAAAAAGAGTTACTGATTTTAAAACATATGAAGATCAAAGAATTTATAAAAAAGATGAAAAAAGAAATATTAGAGAAAGAATTAGACCTGTAACAGAACTTGATAGAAAAACAAAAACTAGAAATATTCCTAAAAAAGCTAATTATAAAATTGTATATTATAAACCATCAGGAAAATCTTTTATACCAAAAGAATATCAAGGTGTTCAATATTATAATTCATTAGAGTCTGCAGAAAAAGCTTTAAATAAAAAACAAAATTTAAATTTAACTGCAGGTAAATATAAAGCACAAGACGATGCTGTTAGGATAATACATAGAATAGCTTTAGAAAATTCTACGGATATTAATAATGTTAAAGAACTTGCTAAATTAGTTTATGGCAATAGTAATTTACAAAATTTAAAAAATATTGGTAATGACTTAGTAAGATATCAACAATTTTTACTTGGTTTTAAAGATATAAAAAATTTAAAAGTTCCAACTGAAGAAATTTTAGACAATATTTTAATTGATTTTCCACCTGAAAATCAATACAGAAAATTTGCAACTGGAGCTATAAGACAAGCAAAATTAGAAATTAGAGATAAATTGTTAAACACAAAAGGTGATAAACTTTTTAAATTAAGAAATAAAGTTTTAAAACTAATAGACTCAAACGCTTTACAACTTGATGAAGTAATGGGTGTAGCCGCTACTTTTGAACAGGCACCTGGTTACACAGAACTTGGACAAGTTATAGATAAAAAAGTTAACATGGAAAAAGGTCAAAAAATAGATAGATATTTTGTAGAATTATTTAAAAAAGTTAAAGCTGGAGAAGATAATCCAACAACTACTTATAAAGGTAAAAAAATAAACGTGGACGAGTTTAATAAAATATCTAAAGATTTTGCTAAAAAAAATAAAATAGAAACACCTACAATAACATATAAGCCTGGAGAAAAATTAGACGCATCTAAATTTATAACTAATTTTGATAAATTATCTCCGGAAGCTAAAAAAGATATTCAAAAACTTGCAAAAAAAGGTACGGTTTTACCAACTAAAGCATTACCCATATCAGCTCTTTTAGATCAACTAGCAGGAACATTAGATCCTAAATGTGCACCAAACTCAGCTGACGGTGGTCGTATTGGTTTTGAATTTGGAAGCACTGCTTGTCAAGCCAAAGCTAAAAATTATTTAAACGAAGCTTTACAAAAAGGTATTGCAAATGAATCACCAGCAAAGGTAAGTTTAATAAAAAAAATACTTACAACAGGTGGTCAATTTTTAAAACAAAATTTAAGTCCAAAAGAATTATTAAAATTAGAAAATTTAATAGGAAAGCCGGCAGCATATGCTACAGCTGTAGTAGAAACAGGACTTGTAGCAGATGATGTTTTTAGAAAAAAGAAACCTTTTAACGTTGCAGCTGCAGAAAATTTTCTTTTTGGTAATCTTTTAAATTTAGATGCAAATGCAGCTAGAGCAAAAAATTTATTAAAATCAAATGTGCAACTATCACCAGCTGCAAAAGAATATGCTCAAAGCATTATTGATTATGATTCATATAAAAAATTAGATATGAGTGCTCCTGCTAGTGTAATGGCTAAAGCTTTTGGTAGCGAAAAATATAATAAACTTAGAAAAGATCTAGAAGACAAAATTACAAGTTCCTCTCCAGCAGGAGAAATGGATTATAAATCAGCATTAAACGAATTTGAAGGTGCATTTAAAGCAAAATCTAAATTTTTAGACGCTCCAGATAAACCCGATGTTACACCTTTAGTAAACAAACTTGCAAAACCAGTTGGAAGAAGAGTTGGTCCAATGACTGCAAAACAAGATATGAAAATAGATTTTTCTTTACCAACTTATGACAGGTCTTTTCCAGCAAGTAATGAATTTTTAAATCAATATTTAGAATTACAGGGTATGAGCCCCTTAGAGCCTGGTCAAGGAACAGAGATTAGAATGAATCTACCGGAGCAACGTGGATTATATGGAACTCAAGAAAGATTTGCACGTGGTGGATTATCAGGTGGCGATACATCAGGACCACCACCAGAAAAAGGACCTATGTCACAAGGGTTGCTTTCATTATATAAAAATGGTAGAAAACTATAGGAGATTACATGGCAGAAATAGAAAAAGCTCTCCCAAACACTCGTACTAAATTAGAAGTTCCTGGGCCGGAACAAGATGTCGAGATTGTAGAGCAAGAAGAACAAAAAGGACCGGTAGAAGTAACACCAGAAGAAGATGGTGGTGCAACTATTGATTTTGATCCAAGTGCAGTAAACCAAACAAGTCCAAACTCGCACTTTGATAACTTAGCAGATATATTACCAGAAGAAACTTTAGATCCTATCGGATCAAAACTTAGAAACGATTACAGAGATTATAAATCATCAAGAAAAGATTGGGAAAGATCTTACATGAATGGTTTAGATCTTTTAGGTTTTAAATACGACAACAGAAACGATCCGTTCCAAGGTGCATCAGGTGCAACACACCCTGTTCTTGCGGAAGCGGTAACACAGTTTCAAGCACAAGCATACAAAGAATTATTACCGGCAGACGGACCGGTTAGAACACAAATTTTAGGTGTAACAAATCCCGCGAAAGAACAACAATCGCAAAGAGTAAAAGATTTTATGAACTATCAAATCATGGATCAAATGAAAGAATACGAACCAGAGTTTGATCAAATGTTATTTCATTTACCTCTTGCAGGATCTACATTTAAAAAAGTTTATTACGACGATTTACTGGGACGAGCTGTATCAAAGTTCATCCCTGCAGATGACCTGGTTGTTCCGTATACGGCTACCTCATTAGACGATGCGGAATCAGTCATCCACGTTATAAAAATATCTGAGAATGATTTACGTAAACAACAAATAAATGGTTTTTACTCAGACATAGAATTATCAAAACCAACTGATGTTACTGATGCAGATAAAGTTACAGAAAAAGAACGTGAGTTAGAAGGTGTAACTAAAACTACAAAAGCAGAAAATTTATATACGCTGTTAGAGTGTCATGTAAATTTAGACTTAGAAGGTTTTGAGGATGTTGGTGAAGATGGTCAACCAACAGAAATAAAATTACCTTACGTCGTTACAATCGAGGAAGGTAGTCAAAAAGTTTTGTCAATCAGACGAAACTTTGCGCCCAATGATCCGTTAAAAAATAAAATCCAATATTTTGTCCATTTCAAATTTCTGCCAGGACTAGGATTTTATGGATTCGGATTGATACACATGATTGGCGGATTGAGTCGTACGGCAACGGCGGCTCTCCGTCAATTATTAGATGCAGGTACGTTATCAAACTTACCAGCCGGATTTAAACAACGTGGTGTCAGAGTTAAAGATGATGCCCAACCAATACAACCAGGTGAATTTAAAGATGTAGATACACCAGGTGGTAATTTAAAAGATGCTTTTGTATTTTTACCTTACAAAGAACCCTCAGCAACTTTACTACAGTTGATGGGAATTGTTGTTCAAGCAGGACAAAGATTCGCGTCAATTGCTGACATGCAGGTCGGTGACGGGAACCAAGGCGCAGCTGTTGGAACGACCGTGGCACTCTTAGAACGTGGTTCAAGAGTGATGTCAGCAATACACAAAAGATTATACGTGGCACTAAAGTCAGAATTTAAATTACTGTCTAAAGTTTTTGCTACATACTTACCACCAGAATATCCATACGATGTTGTGGGCGGACAAAAGAATATTAAGGTTGCAGATTTTGATGACAGAATAGATGTGCTACCAGTTGCAGATCCAAACATATTTTCTATGAGTCAGAGAATATCACTAGCACAAACTGGGTTACAAATGGCAATGTCAAATCCACAAATACACAATCTGTATATGGCATTTAGAAAAATGTACGAAGCATTAGGTATAAAAGAT